TGTCAGGCGCCCACGGTGGCCAACAACACGACCTTCAACTGTTCTCAGGGCGGCATCATCGTGGGTACTGGGGACTCCGGGGTGGTCCCTCAGTTCGACAACGCCGTGATGACCAACAACATCGCCATAAACGACACCGGCTACGGGCTGCGCGAGTACAGCTACGACGCCGCCCACATGGGCACCCACAACACCTGGGTGAATAATCACACCTTCGGTAACTCGGTGGGCAGCTACCTCAGCGACTACTCCAAGAACGTGGATTCGGGGACCAAGACCACCAATCCCAGCTTCGTCAACTACCAGGCCAACGGCTCCGGTGACTATCACCTGACGGTGGGCGCCGATGACGTGGATACGGGGACGGCGACGGGGATGCCTCAGTACGACTACAGCGGGGTGCCGCGCGACAACCCGCCCGACCGCGGCGCTTACGAACTGATCAACAGCTAGGAGAACCTATGTCGTTTCAGACTGGAACCCAGAACGAGGTTCTCTTCTCCTCAGTAGGAGCCTCCACCAACCTTGCCACCTTCACGACCGAGGACAACCTGCAGAAGACGCTGGCCCCGTGCATCATTCCGGCCGGCTTCTTCTACAACAACCAGGCGGTCGGCAAGTCTCTGCGAATCAAGATCGCCGGTCAGTTGGGCACCACTGGTGCTCCCACCTTTACCTGGACTCTCCGCCTCCTGACCAGCACGACCTGGTCGGCAGCCGGCATCGTGCTGGGGGTTACGGCCGCTCTTACGGCGGGCACCACGCAGACTCTGGCCCCCTGGTTCCTGGATGCCGAGGTCATCATGCGCAACGTAAACATCGGCGCCGCCAGCGTGGTAGCGACGATGGGCGAGGTGCGCTCGCCTCTTGGCCTGGCTTCGCCTTTTGCGGGCACGATTCCGGCCAACAACGTGGCGCCGACCGTTTCTACGCTGGACAACTCGGTGACCTACTACCTGTTTTTGAGTGCTGCCTGCGGGACCTCGAACGCTCTGAACCTGATCAATACGCAGATGGTCAAGGTCTACGGCGAAAACTGAGTCGCTAGAGGCGATTCGAAGTGGCTTGGGCACAAGTACAAGACCTCATAGTCGTGGGCGTTGCTTCGGCTACTTCCGTGTCTGGCGCTTTCGGCAGCAACGTCACGGCGGGCAACCGGATAGTCCTGGTCAGTCACAACAACGACAACACCGGGACCGGGACTGGCGGTGTCACCACGCTCAGCAATACAGGCACGGCGGTCATGGGGACCTGGAACAAGATCACGCAAGGCCCCAACGTGGTGGCGGGCGGCTTCTCGGAAGTGTCCACGACCTGGACTGCCAGGGTCAACGCCACGGGCACCCTGACGCCGATCACGACTTCCGGCCATGCGACCAGCCAGCTCAGCTATGTGGCCCGAGAGTACAGCGGCCTCCACTTCGCTGACGACCTGACGTGCGTCGACATCTCGGCGGTGGCTCTGGCTGCATCTGTAAACGGTGGCGTCACTACCGGAGCCAATGAACTGGTGGTCGTGGGTGGAACTGACGACGGAGTCTCAGGCACCCCGACCGTGGCAGCAGGCTATGGCCACTTCATCTTCTCGGGCTCTTCCTCGGCGTGCGAATCGGGCATGGAGGACAAGGACAGTGGCGCCGCTGCCTCAACCGTCAACTCTGCCAACCCAGCCTTTGCGGGCACCGGCATTGTCAAATACACGCACATCATCATCTTCAAGCTGCCAGTCGTCCTCGCGGGTCAATCGATAGCTCCCGGTCGAACCTGGCAGCGGCGCTATTGGAAGGGTCATCGGCAGACTCCGCTACCTCTGAGTCCGATAGTGGCGCCGCCGTCCGGCGTCGATCCCGGCAGCCAGATCGTTTTCGGCTACGGCAGCAACTAGGAGGCCCTGATGGCATTCAGTTTCGTCCAGGGCTTCGGCGGCAGCGCCGTGCTCTTCACCGGCGATAACACCACGACCTCCTCTGCCATGGCCTTCGCCAGCAACAACTCGGCGCACAACATGCTGGTGATGGCCATCGGCTGCTGGGCCAGTCCGCCTCCCGGTACTCCGGCCACCTCGATCTCGGATACGGCAGGCAACACCTGGTCCACCGCCAATCGGTTGGCGGTGCTCAGTAACTATGACAGCCAGTCGCGAGTCGAACTCTGGTGGGTGCCTGACTGTTTGGCCGGAGCTAACACGGTGACCGTTACCTTCCCACTGGCCAGCGCTTACAAGGTCTGCTACGCAGCCGAGTATGCGGGCGGCGGCGGTGTGCTGCTGGATGCCTGGGTCAGTGGCTACGATTCCGCGGCAGCAACCTCCCACAGCAGTGGCAAGACGCCAGCCACCATGGCCGGCGATCTGGTGCTGGGTCTCTACAGTGATGCTTCGACCAGCAGCACGATCGCGGCCACTGATGGCAAGACAGCTCGAGCCAACCAGTCCCTCTCGGTGGGTCTGGGCTGCATCCTGACCGACTCGCTCTCTTCCACGGCAGCCGAGCAGTCGGCAGCTTGGAGCAGCTCGATTTCCTACGCTGGAGTCAGCCTCTGCGCTGCCTTCAAGAGCGTGGCGCGCCCGGCTCCGGCGGTGACCATGGCGGCGGCAGGTTAGGTGGCTCGCGGCGTCATCCTCAAGAAAGGCCCCGAGATGCGGCTGGGGCAGCTCCGCCACGTCTTCAAGATGCTGCCCCCGATGACGCTGCGCGACCTGCATGGCGTGACCATGCCGGTCTGCGGTCGCTGCTTCCAGAAGCTGGGCGATGATCCCTTCAACGGACAGCCGGGCGAGATCCTGACCAGCGTGGCCAAGGGTTCGCGCTGCGGCTTCTGCGGCCATAAAGCCTGGCCGGTCGACTAGCACTTAAAAGGAGAGTTCAGATGGCGGTCAAGGCAAAGGACTTCGGCTACGAGGGCGAGCAGCCCGAGCTCAAGGACTACAACGGTCATTACGCCGTCTACCACCAGGAGTCGGGCGCCGTACTGCGCCTGACCAAGGACCGGGACTTCGCCCTGACCGGTGTCTCCGGGGTTTTCGGAGCCGAGCTGAAGCGAGTCAAGGACGGCGAGCTGGTCGCTGAGGACTCAGGGGGAGAGTGAGGCGATGTCCTGGACACCCACCGTGCTCAGGGCCATCCCCAAGCCCCCGGTGACAGAGCAGGAGGACGCGCTCGACGCCCTGCTTGATCAGATGGAGGTGGCTGGCCTGAATACCAGCGCTTACCTCGATGGCAAAGAGCCGAGCGCGCAACTCTTCGTTGGGGCCAGCCTCAGCGATCCATTCTCTGATCTGGAGGTTTAACCCTTGGCAATCGCATATGAGTTGGCCACGTCTACGGCGGCGGCAGCGACCGTTGCCAACTACATCGAGCTGGGGGCTCCCACTCGCCGCCTCAAGGTGCGCGAGTTCGGGCTCTTCTCGCAGGGCCCCACGGCGGCGGCCAAGACGCAGCTGGCGCGGCCGGCGGCGATTGGGGTCACTCCCACCTCTCCGATCGTGGGTAAGCCTCAGGACCCTGCCGACGCAGCGGGCACCGGCCAGACGGCAATCGCCTGGGGTACTGCGCCCACGGCACCTACCTCGGCGACCGGCATCCTGCGTCAGTTCGACTTCAACAACGTGACTGGCTCGGGGGTCATCTTCACCTGGCCTTCTGACGGTGAGCTGGTGGTGCCGACTGCTGGTACCGCCTCGGTCGTGGTCTGGAATGCCGGCGCCTCGACTGGTCCGGCCTGTGACTTTTACGCAGTATGGTCGGAGTGATAGTCGGACTATCACCTCTTCTTCTGGTTCATAGTAGCTTGTCGAATTTGAGAAGGGTCATCGTCTACACCTCGAACTAACCGCTAGGGGGTAGCCTTGGCCCTTCCGATTCGGCGGGCTACCCCGCAGCGACCGCCCTCTAATAAGGGCAACTCGCGCTTCATCCAGGCGCCAGTCGCCTCGGTTGTTGTCGGCACCCGTGCCACCATCATTCGGGCAGCTCAGAAGAGCGCTGCCCGCCGTGCTGGCAATGACCTCAACTCCGGCCTCGGCCCCCTGGCTCGAGGCGGTGCCCAGTGGATCCAGGCCCCGAAGTACAACTCGGGTGGTCTCAAGCCCAGCCTGATCCGGCCGGCTGCCCAGAAGTCGCGTACCTGGCGAGCAGTCTCCGATACCAACCAGAGCGTAGGCCCGGTCACCGCCGTTCGTGGCGGTACGCAGTGGATACAGGCACCGACCGCTGTTGTGTCGGTGCCGGACGGCGATCAGCCCAGCGTCTTCCTGGCCGTTCGCCCCCTGCCGCCGACTGGGCAGGGCCGTTCTCGCTCCTACATCACCAGCACCGCCACGGTGGGGGCTGGGCAGCGCCCCAACGTCATCCGAGCCGCTCAGAAGAGTGTGGCTCGACGGACAGGCAACGACCTCAACAGCGGTCTGGGCCCGATCGTTCGCGGCGGTGCCCAGTGGATTCAGGCACCTCAATACAACTCGGGTGGGCTCGCGCCGCGAGTTCTGGCCGGACGTCGGCAGGCAATTTCGCTGCGCACCGACAGCCGGGCGCTGCCTTACGGCTACAAGACCGGACGCGGTTCCCACTGGCGTCCAGCTCAGGTCTACAACTCGGGTGGCCTGGTCCCGACTCGGGTTCAGGGCCTCAAGCGGCCAGCTCCGATCCGGCCCATTGCCGATCTCAACGGCGGCATTGGTCCGGTCGCTGTCACGCGCGGCGGCAGCCAGTGGGTCCAGAGCCCACTTCCGGTTCCGGCCACCACTCCGGTTATCGCTCAGGGCGTTCGTCGCAAGCCGTCCAAGGTCGTCGGCCCCAGCCGGGTCAGTGGCTTTGCGATCCCCAAGAACTACCCCTACGCCGTCCTGGCTGACAATCCGCTGGCTTATTACCGGCTGGATGAGACTGGCAGCACCTTTGTCGATGTCGTCGGCGGTCACAATGGCACCGGTAGCGGTGGCTATGCGAGCACCGCTGGGCTGCTTAGTCAGCTTCCCGGCAACCTACCCGATGCTGCGGTTTCCTTCAATGGCAGCACCGGTCGCATCGATCTGCCTAGTGGTTATGACCCCTCAGCCGGTCGTACCACTTTCTCCCTGGAGTTCTGGTTCCAGCCAGCGGGGATTCCGGCCAGCGACTCGCGGCTGATTGCCAACGCTCACACCGATAGTGACAAGCTCGGTTTTCAGGCTTGGCTGAGCGGCTCCGGCACCCGTCTCGATGTCGCGGTGGGCTTGACCAGCGTTTGGGCTGGGGCCGGGGTCAACCTCACCTTCGGTACCGCTCGTTATCAGGTCGGTTTCTCCTACGACGGCAGCCAGCCTCGACTCTTCATCAATGGTCTGCAGGTCGCGGTTGGCGGCATCAACGCCGGCACTATCGCCGCCGCCAGCTTCCCGATCAGCTTTGCCCGCAACCCGGCCTATAACGGCGACTACTTCGCGGGCGTTATCGATGAGGTCTCCTTCTACGGTCAGGCTCTAGGGGCCGACCGTTTCCTGGCTCATTACCTGGCCGGCGCTGCGCCTCCGGTCGCTGTCCTCAGCAGTGGCATCCGGCGACCGGTTCCCAGCCGCCCTGTGGCCGATCTCAACGGCGGCCTGGGTCCGACCATCAACCTGCGTGGCGGTAGTCAGTGGATTCAGGTTCCGCAGGTACTGCTGGGCGCTGCTCCCATCCTGGTTCGGGGTCAGCTCCGTAAGCCGAGCCAGGCTGGTCGCTCCCATCTACTGGCGGCTTCGTCCTACAACGCAGGCGGCCTGGTTCCGATCCGCAGCCAGGCTCTGCGCCAGGCGCTTCCCAAGCGGGCAGCCAGCCGCTTGGTCCTGCAGCCGCCCTCGTCGGTACCGATCACACCGGTTGTACTGCGAGCACGGCGTCAGGCCGTTCCTCAACGGGCACTCAGTCACCGACTACCCGCCGCCGCCTACAACGCGGGCGGTCTGACCCCGAGCCTGGTTCGAGCCCTGCGCCGTCCAGCCGCCAAGGTCCGCCCAGCTCGGCTGGTGGTACCGCCGCCGCTGGCGGCAGTCATTCCAGACGGGGATCAGCCCAGCCTCTTCTCGGCCACCCGGGCGGCTGCTGCTCCGACTCGCCCAGCCTCGCGCTGGTTGCGGCCGGTCCAGCTGCCAGCTGTCAGCAGCGCTGCCGTTGTCTTGCGAGGCGTTCCCCGCAAGCCAGCCAAGGTCGGTCCTTCACATTCCTTCCGCCCTGCCTACAACGGCAGCGGTATCGCGCCTCAGCTCAGCCAGGGCATTCGCCGTCATCCCGGTCCGGTCGGTCCCTCTCGCTGGCGCCCAGCTCCCGGCTACAACGCCGGAGGCCTGGTTCCACAGCGCACGCGGGGAGTTCCTCGCAAGCCAGGACCGGTCAAGGCCAGCCATCAGCTCGTCGCTCAGCTTTACAACTCGGGTGGACTCAAACCGCTCTTCAGGGCAGGCCTACGCCAGAGGCCACCGACTCGGGGTCGTAGTCACTCTTGGTTGGCGCCCATAGCTGAGACCGCAACCCAGCTTCGCTACTACCTCCAGGACCAGGAGCCGAATCGCAGCCTGAGCAGCGCAGAGGCCAACGTGGCGCTGCTCGACCAGGAGCCGATCAAGGGCCTGACCTCCAACCGACCGTCAAGGCTGCTTATCGACAACGAGCCGAACCAGTCGCCGGGAACCGGAATCAAGGGGCAATAGATGAGCGAAACCAACGCCCAGCTGATCGGGCCCTACCGCAAAGGCGAGATTCCGCCCCCCATCGTGGTCACCTTCAAGGACTACCTGGGCAACGTGATCGACCTCACCGGGTATGCCGTCCACTTCGTCTACCGGGCGCACACCCTGGCCGGCTGGCCTGACTACACCACCACCGACCCTACGGCCCTTGATCGAGTGGGCTCGCTGCTGAGCGGGCCCTTAGGTCAGGCGCAGTACACCTGGGTGACGGCTGACTTTGCTGGGGTCGGTTTCTTTGAGGGCGAGATGTGGGCAGGCAACGGGACCAACAGGTACTCATCTGTGCGCTACCAGTGGCAGGTGTACGACGCCATCCTGGTACCCAGCATCTGAGGATGAATCTGTTCTCTCGGCTCCTCTGTCGCTTGGGGTTCCATGACTGGGTGCTCGGTGATTACGCCCACCCCTTCAGGTGCCGGTACTGTGGAGCCAAGCGTTCCTGATGCCCACTCGTGCCCCTCGGGGCTGCCCGATTCCTCGCTGCCCTCACCCTCTACCCTGCCCCTCGCATGGTCGTGCTCCCCTCGAGCGGCTGCATAACCAGCAGCGGGGATCTTCCGCTCGGCAGGGATATGGTGCCCCCCACAGGCGGGCACGTAGGCAGCTACTGGCAGAGCACCCCCTCTGCGTGGCCTGCCTTGATGAGGGTAGGGTCACCCCGGCTACGGTGGCGGACCATATCGTGCCCAAGCAGCCAGGAGTCGTGGACGTGGAGCTAGCCCATTACCAGCCGCTCTGTGCGCACCATCATGGGCAGAAGACCAGACGGGAGCAGAACCGGGCTGATGGCCACTCAGGGATGGTCGCTCAGTAGGGATGGTCAGCCTAGGGATGGTCGCTCAGTAGGGATGGTCACGTCATCCCGGGGCGGCGAGGGGTTCGCCCTTACCCACCCCCCGGTTTTTCAAGAATCCTTTGGGGGTGGTCACGAGCATGTCTTAACTCGCTGCACATCGTCTCAAGCCAGGAGTCTGAGGAGGGCAAAGATGCCCAGCCCTAAAGCGCAGCCGGCCAAGCTTCGGCTGCTCAACGGTCGCCGCGAGGGCCAGGACTCAGGCGGCCGGAAGGTTCCAGATCCACCCGCCTTCGTGCGCTATGCGCCGGCCAAACCAATCGAGCTGAGTCAGGAGGCTTCGGACCACTGGGATCAGGTGGTGCCTGAGCTGGCGCGCCTAGATCTGCTCACCCCAGGCCACTTGGGGGGGCTGGTCAGCCTCTGCGAGTGCTGGGCTCAGTTTCTCGCGGCGCGTGATGAGGGCAACCTTCGAGACCTGATCGTGGCCTCTCGCGAATACCGCGCCTGGGCGGGGGAGTTCGGCCTGACGCCTTCCTCGGAGACCCGACTTGGTGTCAAGGAGCCCAAGGGCGATGGCGCGAATCCGTTCGCTCCCCGATCCCAGACTCAGTCCTGAGGTCCATCAATACCTGAAGAGCCGCGGCATCCCCTTTCCGGACTGCCCGCCTTTCATCCTCACTCCAGAACCTACTGACTACCCGGGAGCCGTCTTCGACTTCGACCGCGTAGATCTAGTCCGCGATGTCTTTCAGTGTTTGCGGCACACGCAGGGCGAGTGGGCGGGCAGGCCGCTCAAGCCCGATCCCTGGCAGGTGGCCTACATCCTGGCCCCCGTCTTCGGTTGGGTGGCCCCCAACGACGCTGGGCAGCTGGTCCGCATTATTCGCAAGGTCCACATCGAGGTTCCCCGCAAGGGCGGCAAGACCACTCTGGCCGGCGGCATTGCCACCTACCTGACTTGTGCTGACGGCGAGCAGGGGGCTCAGGTCTACGCCGTCGCAACCGGCAAGCAACAGGCGCGCTACTGCTTCGATCCGGTCAAGGCCATCGCCGAGAAGTCGCCCGACCTGGGCCCCTTCGTGAAGATCACCGCCGATCGCATCGTGCACACCTCGAGCGCCAGCTACTTCGCGGTGGTGGCCTCGATCGCCGATCTCCTCCACGGAGCCAACGTGCACGGAGCCATCGTGGACGAGCTGCACGTGCACAAGGACGGCAAGCTGGTGGAGGCGGTGGAGACCGGCATGGGAGCTCGCCAGCAGCCGCTGATGGTCACCATCACCACCGCCGACGATTCCCGTCAGACCACTGTCTACGCTCAGCGCCGGGAACGCATCGAGCAGCTCGCTCGTGGCGCCTTCAAGGATCCCAGCACCTTCGGAGTGATCTGGGCTGCCGACCCCAAGGCCCTGGCCGGTGATCTCGAATATCCCTTCCAGGAGTCGACCTGGCGGCGCGCCAATCCCGGCTACGGGATCTCGCCCACCCGACGCTTCATGGTCGATGCAGCCGCTCAAGCTCGGCAGTCGCCGGCCAATCTCGCCAGCTTTCTGCGCCTGCATCTGAACCTGCGCACTAAGCAGGACACCCGCTATCTGGATCTGGGCGCCTGGGACGCCAACCTGGGGGAAGTTTCCGAGGAATCGCTCACTGGTTGCGAGTGCTATGGCGGGCTTGACCTGGCCTCCACCGGCGACCTCTGTGCGCTCTGCTGGGACTTCCCGGACGGTGAGGGCGGGCATCGGGCGCTCTGGCGGCTTTGGATTCCTGAAGGTGGCTCCAGTCCGCCCACTGGGCTGGTCAGCCTGGATCTGCGTACAGCCGGTTCAGCCTCGATCTGGGCTCGCCAGGGGCTGCTCACGGTGACGCCCGGCAACGTGGCCGACTACAGCTACATCCGCAATGCCATCAACCAGGACCGGGCTCGCTTCAGCGTTCAGGAGCTTGCCTATGATCCCTGGAACTCGACCCAGCTAGTTAACGACCTGCTTGCCGACGGTGCCCCCATGGTCCAGGTCCGTCAGGGCTTCGCCAGCATGTCGCCGCCCACCAAGGAGCTCCAGCGGTTGCTCCTGGAAGGCAGCGGGCGCTACCTGCACGGAGCCAATCCGGCCGTGCGCTGGCAGGTCGACAACTTCGCGGTTGAGATGGATGCCGCCGGCAACGTGAAGCCCAGCCGCAAGAACGCCAGCGACAAGATCGACGCCGTGGTTAGTGCCCTGATGGCGTTGGACCGCGCCATGCGTCATGAGGGCGCCGGAGAGCCGGCTTTCCTCGGTTCAGCCTGATGAGGAGACGCCCTTGCCCAGCTTGATCGACCGTCTGCGCCGACTCTGGGGCGGTCCCGCTTCAGGGGCCGGGGTGGGCCTGTTTCCGCTCGGTACCGGCCAGAG